CAAAGGGGAAAATGTATGATGATATTCTTTCCGCCAGCGTAAAGACGGTTAATCAATTAAGAGAAGCGCTGCTCCCGTTTGCTGCCATAGCGGACGAGAGCACAGCAAATCTTGCTGACAATTATATGTATCCAGACTGCTACCCGATGTCAGCGTTTCGTGCCGCCAAGGCCGCCTTGGAGAAAAAATGACCACCAACGCCATCGTCATGCGAAAAGTAATAATGCAGCGCAACATATCAACGATGGAATTTGCAACAGAAGAAGAAGAAGAACTCTATAAGCGCTTGGTGGATGACACGATAAAATTAAGCGCTGAACTAGAGCCGATGTTTATGGAACTGTGGTATCTCCACAAGTCTCGCAGGCGTCTTTATTACTTGTGGAAAGAGCGACAAAAGAGAGCTTATAAAGGAGAAAAGAAATGACCCCGCACGAATACCTCAACGATTGCTCCGAAACCTACCATGCAAAGCATAAGATATACGGTAACAACTTCCTTATCATCGGCAAAGCAATGGAAGCCATCTTCCCTGAAGGCTTAACCATTAAGACAGCAGATGATTGGAATCGCATCCATCTTTTCCTTCTCAACATGGTGAAGGTGACACGATACGCGAATAATTATAATACCGGAGGTCACGAAGACAGCCTGCGTGATGGAATAGTATATTTGTCTATGTTGCAATACATCGACGACATGATACAAAATGAAAAAGTCCGTAAAATCTTTGAAGAAGATAACGCGCAAAGCGCACTGTTTTAAGGGAGACAAACATGAGCAACTTTAACATCGAATATGCCCAGCAGCATGCCGTCGTCGCTGATCAGCATGTCTTTCGCCCCGTCACCATCAGCGCAGGCCAATGGAAGAAGTTCTGGAGCGTAGCTCGCGACTTAGACGAAAAGGGCATCCTGACAATTGAGACAAAGCTTGCTGAAGTATTAGAAGAGAACAAGATTCTTAGCGATCTTGTGAATGAAATGAGAGACAAGCTGCGCTCGCTTGGAGAAGCGTGATGATAGCTGCCATCTTCGACACGGAAACTACGGGTCTTTTATCATCCGGCCTGCTTGATATAGACAAGCAGCCAGAAGTCATTGAGTTCATGGCCGTAAAGATGAACCTAGAAACAGGGGAAAGGATTAAAGAATACGAGTTCTTTGTCCGCCCGACAAAAGAGATTTCCGATGAGATTACAAAAATCACCGGAATCACGAACGCCGATTTAGAAAACGAGAAGCCGTTTTCTAACTACATCGATCAAGTCAAGGAAGCGCTTGAAGATTGTGATGCCGTCATTGCTCATAATCTATCATTCGATAAAGAGATGATCGATATTGAAATGAAGCGTTGCGGAGAGACAATTAAATGGCCACGGCTGATCTGCACTGTAGAGCAGTCCATGCCACTAAGAGGCTATCGCCTTTCCCTGACAGACCTTTATGCCGCCCTTGATCTGGGCAAGTTTGAAGGCGCTCACCGCGCAAGAAACGACGTCGAAGCGCTTGTCGAATGCGTCGTCGCAATGAAGAACGGGGATTATCTATAATGCGTATTCGGACGGGCTATTCTTTCAGAACAGCAGTTGGCCATATCGATGAAGTCCTAGACCGGATGATTGATATCGGTATGGACACGGCTGTCATTACTGATCGCTTTAGCACGTTCGGATACCGCCGCTTCCGGGATGCCTGCAAGAAAAAGAACATTCGCCCTGTCTATGGCGTGGAGCTTGGCGTCGTAGAAAGCAAGGGCCAGAGAAAGCCAATCATCAATTACTGGACGTTTCTGGCCAAATCAGAGATTAAAAGCGTTAATCAGCTTGTCAGCAAAGCGACGTCTGGAACAGATAAAACAGACAGCTTATTGCTAGGTGATGCTGTAAATGCAGAAGGCGTCATCAAGATAATCGGTGAGCGCGTAACCTATGATCAGATGGTTGCAATCAGAGGCGCTCAAGATTGCTTCTTGGCCCTTGGTCCATCGACACCAAAGAAAGCTGTCATCGCCGCTCGTGGTAATAACATTCCGCTGATTGCGGTCAGTGATAATTATTACCCACGCAAAGAGGACTTTGAATTTTATCGCGTGGCCCTTGGTCGTAGGGCCAGCAACCAAACCTATCCTACTCACATTCTAAGCGATGACGAATGGCGTGAAGCTGTCAAATACGTCGCCACGACAGAAGAGATAGAGCAGGCTATTAAAAATAGAAACGAAGCCCTGTCTTGCCTAAACGCCGATCTTCTCAATGCTGAGATGTATAAGCCGCCGCGCCCCAAGACGCTGAGAGAGATGTGCATTGAAGGCGCTGCCCGCACCGGAACCGATCTGACTGATCCGGTTTATTCCGCTCGCCTCGACCGTGAGTTGCTATTAATCAAAGAAAAAGATTTTGAGGACTATTTTTACATTGTTTCCGACATCGTAAGCTGGGCAAAAGAACGTATGATCGTCGGACCCGGAAGAGGAAGTTCTGCCGGATCATTAGTTTGTTATCTGTTAAACATTACAGCCGTTGACCCCGTCAAAAACGGATTGATCTTTGAGAGATTTATCGATATAAATCGCGGAGGTTGGAGTTATATAGGGAAGTTAAAAGAATATGGCCCGTTTCCGCCACCCTCTGAAGTTGACGCAGATTGATAAAGATCAAATGCAAAATCTCCTCAATCGCTTCAATTCCCAATATAAAGTTGCGGAATATCTAGGTGTGGCTCAGATGACAATTCAACGCCACGCCAAGAGACTCGGCATTAAATACGATGGAAGAAAATTTGTAGACTTAGAGGTAAGCAAAATTCGAGGGCAGAAATTAAAAGCTAAATACGAAAGCGGTGAATTAATTCCGGCCATGGATAAAATGCCCCCTAACGTAAGGGATGAGCACATAAGAAAAATGAATGCCGCTCGTGTTGATAAAATAAAAGGAAAGCCTTCTTGGAACTCTGGAAAAGGGAAATGTTCCACGAAGTGTTACACGTGCGAAAGCTGGTTCGACAATAAAATCAAAAAAGGTCGCCCTTTTGGAGTTTTTAAAGTTTTCTGCAGTAAAACTTGCCAATCAAAATACGTATCAAAAACGTATTCAGATGGTAGATATCTAGGAGACAGAAATCCGAATTACGGAAACGATGCACTCAAACAATCATGGGCTAGGGGTGATTATGACGAAAGGCCATTGCCGAAACACGGACGAGGTAAAGGAGGTTATTATAAAGGTAAGTGGATGAGATCAAGTTGGGAGATTGAGTTCGCTCAAAACTTAGACTCAAACAATATAAACTATGATTACGAACCTAAGAGATTTAAGCTTTCAAACGGCACGTCATATACGCCTGACTTTTATATTCCTTCTGTAAATTTATGGATAGAAATAAAAGGATTCTGGACAGAAAGCGCAAAGAAGAAATTTTCTTTGTTTGTGGAAGAATACAAAAACGAGAAAATTATAGTTATAGGAGAAAAACCACTATGGCATCATTTACTAAATGGCTAAGAGACTTTGAACTCGATGCTGAGAGAATAAAAACCGTAAATGAAAATCTTTTAGAGAAAGAAACGTTTGCCGCTTTATCTAGTGAGAAAATATGCGAAAGGTTTTTCAATTTAGTTGAATCAGGAGAAAAACTTCCGAATCCAAATAGTTCTATTTTAGGATATTGTTTGGGCATTACGGACGAAAAACCGATAAATCAACCTCCGATAACCAAAGACGCAGATTTACCAGACATCGACATCGACTTTTCGGACAAACAAAGGGACCACGTTTTCTTGCATATGCAAGAACAATACAGATCAACCCGTGTGGCTCGGCTCGGCACGGTTGGTTTTTTCAAGCAAAGAAGCGCCCTCAAACAAGTCGGGGCCATCCTCAAAATTCCGATTGGTATGATCGAAAAGGCGATTGCCGCTTCTGATGATGTCCTGTCACTAAAGGAGACGTTTGACACAACCGATGCTGGCAAAAAGCTGATCGGCGCTTATCCTAACGCCCGAATAGCGGAACGCTTGGAAGATCATCCAAACGTCGCGTCACAACATGCCGCCGGTATGCTGGTTACAGATCAGCCAATCATCAATTACGTTGCTGTCGATCAAAATACATCGTCAGCAATGCTTGATAAAAAGGACGCAGAGGTTCTCAATCTCCTTAAGATTGACGCTCTAGGACTGACACAGCTTTCTATCTTTGAGCGCACGTTGGAGCTTCTTGGCCATGGGATCAAAACATCTAATGGCATTATCGTTCCTACGGGCTTCTTCGAGAAGTTACCTTTGGATGATCAAAAAGCTTTCGACGTTCTAAACGAAGGTAAATTTTCTGGCATCTTTCAGTTCGCTGGCCGCGCTCTCCAAGGCCTCACTAAAGAAGTCACGGTCGATAACCTAGAAGACATCGTCTCTATTACGGCTTTGGCCCGTCCCGGCCCAATGGGTTCAGGAGGCGCTGGCGATTGGGTCAAACGCCGGTCTGGTAGAGAAGAAGTCACTTACATTCACCCTCTAATGGAAGAGCTGACCAAAGATACTTACGGCGTCCTGATCTATCAGGAACAGGTCATGCACATCGTTCGCAAGATCGGCGGACTGTCATGGGGTGATACCTCTGACATCCGTCGCGCAATCGGCAAATCAATGGGCGCTGAAGCCCTTGAAAAATATTATGAGATGTTTAAAGAAGGAGCTATCAAGAATGGCGTCGAAGAGTATATCGCCAGAAAAATCTGGAATGATATCGTTACTTTTGGTCGTTATGGTTTTAATCGTAGTCATGCATATGCTTATGCCTGCGTATCGTATTATTGTTGTTGGTTGAAAGCCTATCATCCAATAGAGTTCTGCGCCGCAACCTTAGACGCCGAACCAGATGTATTGAAACAGCGTCAACTTCTGATCGAAATGGAAAAGGAAGACGTCGGTTACATTCCTATGGACCCCAAGCTATCAACAGCAAATTGGGAAGTCACAGAACGTGATGGAAAGGACATGCTTCTTGGCCCGTTAACCACGATTAGAGGTTTAGGTCCCAAAGTCGTGCAAGAAGTGTTAGCTGCTCGCAATAGCAATCTTCCTGTTCGGGAAACAATTCAGAAGAAGCTTGAAAAAGCAAAGACGGAGATTGATACTTTATACCCGGTCCGTGATTCGGCACGGAAGCATTATCGCAAGATAAAAATGACTGACCTTGATACGCTGTTTATCAAAGAAAATCATAAGAATATCGAAGACATTAAAGCTGGGCATGCTGGCATCGTCTGCTGTATCGGTATTCTAACCAGAGCCGCAATTAAAGATGAGAACGCTCCCGAAGTTGTCGAGCGAAGGCGCGGAAAAGAAGTCTATACAGAAAAGACTAATTCTCTCGCGATGTTTTTTCAGGATGATACTGGTGACATATTCTGCAAGATTGACCGCTTCGGGTTTGAAGGTATGGGCAAAGATATTCTGGAAAATGGAAAGATCGGCAAATCAATCTATGTTGTTTTTGGAACTGTTCCCAGAAGCTTCAGAATGATTAGTGTTTCCAGCATGAAATACCTTGGTGAGTTGGAGGATTGAAAATGATTTTCAAAATTTCCACTGGGGACCCCTTCCCCTAATAGCGGATTTTGAATCCATTTTCAAAATTTCCAAAAGGGACCCCAACGCTATAAGAGCAAAATGGAACCCAAAAAATGAAAGTCGTCATCACTGGAAATTCTGCTACGCTTTACGGGCCGTTTCCGATTTCGTTTATTGCAACGATTTCTTTGTTGAGCGGAAAAAAGGTTTGGCTTAATTCACAGACGATCAAGTTTGAAGCGCTTACGAATAACGTAAAGCGTCTTATGTCATGCGGACATGATATAGAGTTTGTTGATGAAACAGGAACGCTGGCCGATCTTGCTGATTTTGAGAATATGCCAGATCAGACTGCACAAATTCCTGTTGTTCATACAAACTACAAACCGAAATTACCTTTGCGTGATTATCAGCAAAAAGCCGTGAACCTTTCTGCTGAAAGAAAAGTTTATGGATACTTTTGTCAAATGGGAACCGGAAAAAGCGCTATTTGTATTGCGAATGTTGGGATGCTTGTATTTGCAAATAAAGTTACAGGTGCGCTTATCATTTCACCGCGTGGGGTTCATATTCAATGGATAAACGAACAGTTTCCAGAACACGCAGACCCGTCATTAAATTATGAAGGTGTTATATGGAACGGAAAGGTTCCAAGATTTAACAAAAAATCTCAACTTCAAATACTATCAATGAACGTGGATGCTATACGCACAAAAAATGGATTTAACGCTGCGAGTGAATTTCTGAAAAATCACGAAGGCAAATCAATTATGATAGTGGATGAGGCGCACGCATTGAAAAATGGATCAGCGCAAAGAACAAAAGCTGCGTGGCAATTAGGAAAGATGGCCACTTATCGCAGAATTTTAACGGGAACACCAGTTGCAAAAAGCATCGTTGATTTATGGTCTCAACTAAAATTTTTGGACGAAAGAATCACGCAACATAAATACTTTTCTAGCTTTCGTTCTGAGTATGCAATCTTAGGCGGATTTGAAAATCGCCAGATAATAGGAACGAAAAACGAAGAAAAATTTTATTCACTAATGGCACCGCATGTCTTTAGAATGACAAAAGAAGAAGCGCTAGATTTGCCACCTAAAATTTACTCAACTCGATTATATGAAATGAGTGAATCCACAGCATCGCATTACAACGCATTAAAGAAAAACTTCTTAACTCAGATGGATAATGGAGACATTGTCGATGTGCAAAATGCTATTTCGTGCATGCTTAGATTGCAGCAATGTTTGTCTGGTTATTTGCCATTAGAAGATGGATCATTCGAGACATTTTCAAATGATAGGTTGGAGATTCTAAAAGACATCATCGAACAAAGAGAAGGGCAGGTCGTAATTTGGTGTAGGTTTGTTGAGGACATAAATAGGATTCACGCCATGTTAGAAAGTGAATACGGCAAAGGATGTTCTGTTAAATATTACGGTGGCAATGTTTCAGAGCGCGGTGAAAGCTTGAGAAGGTTTCTTGCAAAAGATGCAAGATTCTTCACTGCCAATCCGGCAGCGGGCGGTGTTGGAATCAACATTCACGGCTCTGGATGTGAAACTGTAATTTATTACAGTAATTCATTTAACTTTGTTGAGCGAGTGCAAAGCGAAGATAGGACTCACAGACTAGGAACGTCTGTCAGTGTTAGTTATTTTGATATTGTAGCAAACAAAAGCATCGACAAGCACATCCTGAAAAGTTTGAAAGCAAAAAAGAGTGCATCAGATTATTCTTTGGATGAGATAAGAAAATCTTTAATGCAGCAATGATTAATGCTATAAAACGAAACCCGCAGACGTTGGCGCGTTTGCGGGTTTCTAACCTTTAACCGATAGGAGTCGGTCATGGCTAAAATTAACTTAACACAGCGTGAATTAAAGAAGCTAGTTTTTTATAATCCTGATACAGGTGTTTTTACATTACTTGCTAGAACGCCGGATATGTTTTCTGATGGCGATGGAAGATTTACGAAAGACAGCAAATGTAAATCTTGGAATACAAGATATGCCGGAAATGTCGCAGGATGTTTAGATCGTCACGGTCACGTTTATCTTAGATTAAACGATACAAGTTTTCCGGCGCATCGTCTTGCTTGGTTATACGTTTATGGTCGCTTACCTAAAAACGATATAGATCACATTGACGGAAACAGGTCGAATAACAAAATAGAAAATTTAAGAGAAGCGACACGCTCTCAAAATTTAATGAACAAAAAAGGAAACGGCAGAAACTTAAAAGGAGTTAGTTTGCATGTTTGCGGTAGATACGTTGCACAAATAGGAGCAAACAAAAAACATTATTACTTAGGTTTATTTGACACGAAAGAAGAAGCACACGCCGCATATTGCAAAGCCGCTAAAAAACTGCACGGCAAGTTTGCAAGATTAAAATAAGTTTCTAAACTTAATTCAAATTAATTAAGTTTGTATCACTGCATGATACAAGCGCGCTTTCGTGCGCCCCAAATCTATTGTCAACACCGGAGCGAATCACGCCCCGCGCCAGACTCAAAAACAAGCCTGTATACATACTTCAATTCTCGACTAATAGAATGTCAACATTAAAAGCGCTTCATTTTCAATGGTTTATGATTTTGGATTTTGAATAATTTAGTTTGCTTTCTATGGGCGAGTCGCGGTAATGTTATGTCACGCCGGAGCCTGCCGGAATTGACATAAACCAACAGGCCGCCGTTCGGGGTTAACAGCCCTACACTTTGAACCTGATTCACGCTGTGAAGCGTTTATCGTCCTGCAAGGGAACCGCGAGTAGCTAAAATGCAGCGCTGTGAAGCGCCGCATGGGCGAAAGGGAGGGAACGGTCGTAAACAGGCAAGCGCTTTGCGCGAAACAATCCAGCCTGTTTGCTTCACACCGGGATGCGCCGGGTTCGCTTTCAATTATGCGACTAGTTTTGACCTTGTGTGGTGACTCTTTGGAGACACAAGAAAGCAAAATGCGCCACAGTGATTTACTCTTATACGGCTTCGATTCCGTGAGACTGTGGTTTTGACGTTGGCGAAAACGTGCTGCCTCTTATGAGACGTTTCGCAAATGCAAATTAGTTTTGCAAAATCATCCTAGCTTCGACTGTGGTGCGCTTAACAGCCTTTGACCACATTGAAACGCGAACAAACAAACTTATCGGAAAAACAATTTAACAACATTGGCAGCGCGGCAATGTCGCGCTGTCGTTAGTTAATTTTCAAACGTGGAGCAACTAACATGAAACTAATTTACTGGATTGCAATTCCCACAGACGATGTTGAAGGTCTGGCGATTCGCGCAAAAACTAAAAAAGAACTTCTCGCAATACTTGAACACTGCAAACAAGTTGGATGCGTCACAACATTCAACCAACCAAAAAAGGTTGTCGCAGAATATGCAGACGGCTTCGATCTAATGATGCAATGCGTTGACGGTGTCACGCTTGCTAGCTTTGAATAACACAAACTTAAAATGCCGGAGAAAAATCATGCAATGGTTTGTCACTGGAATCACCGAAAATGTGCCGCAACAAAATGCAGCGCGTTTAATTTCAGAATACAAAAAGGGATCAGATCGTCGTATCGTTTTTGTTTCATATAATGACGATCAAAACAGCGGGCGCGTTGTTTACCTTATCAATCGGCCTTGGGTTCATGGGCAGTCACCGTGGAAAGGAAACTGATATGCAAAAGTTTTTCGTTCATGTTCGCGGTCAATATATCGCAACAGTTGAATCCACAATCGAACAAATCAAACAGAGCTTCCCTTACAGTGAAATAAACAAATCTGGAAGCGGTTGGCATGTAAACATATTTGCAATGCCTAAAAAGTAAATCAACTAACACAAACTTAAAATGCCGGAGAAAAATCATGCGCTATTACATCACCGAATCTTCGCGCAACAAAAAGACTGGCCCGATGCCTGTCGCAACATCATCGCGCAAAACTTGCCCCGATGCATGTCCTCTCAAAGGTAATGGCTGCTATGGCGACTCAATGCCGCTTGCAGGTAGGTGGAACGAAGTAACAGACGGTCGCCGTGGTTATGACATCGACGAGCTTGTTTCGCGCATGTCTGTTTATGTGCGTTCAAATGCTTTGTGGCGTTACGCACAAGCCGGTGACTTGCCGGGAGAAAGCAATCACATTGATGCAGACGATCTTAAAAAGATTGTTGACGCTAACAAGTCGCGCAATGGTCGCGGCTTTACGTTTACGCACAAACCCGTCGAAGATAACGCGCACAACGCTGCTGCTGTTGCACACGCAAACGCAAACGGCTTTACCATCAACTTGTCTGCTGACAATTTAGCAGAGGCTGATCGTCTTGCAGCGCTTAACATTGGCCCTGTTGTAACACTTGCTGCACATGACGCACCGGAAAAGTTTGCGACTCCAGATGGTCGCAAGGTTGTCGTTTGTCCTGCACAGTCACGAGATGATGTGCGGTGCATTGATTGCGGTTTATGCGCCACGCCAAACCGCGAAGCAATTATAGCGTTTCGCGCACATGCTAACGGTTGGCGCAAAGCGGAACAAGTTTGCGCTTCTTAATTCAACTTAACTAGGAGTCACCAACATGCACACTGCCGCTTTGTTTTATTCGCTTGAAAAGTTTTTCAAGCATCCTGCTAACAATGGACATGACGCCGACAGTGAAGCGATGCTGCTTTACTGCGGTATGTTGCTTTGGGTTGTCGATGATCTTTTTGCTGAACTTAACACTAGGAGTCAATACGATGGCTGATCTATACGCTGATGGTGCGCGCGGTGTTTATATCCCGCAGCATTTTGCTGAATCATGCAAACGCGAATACGTCAAAAACGTATCAGACGAAGATTGGAAAATCTTAGAAGCTGGCCCGACAGTCGAAAACGAATCCTACTGGGACGCATGGTCTGATGTAGTATCAAACGCAAAGATTGAAACGCCAGACGGTAAAACTGGTTTCTTATGGCAGGACGGCGACTTGTGGGTTGTGTGGGGAGAAGATGATCCAGATCACGATGCATTACTTGATTTAACTTATGAGGACATCATCGAACGTGATGGTGCGCTTAACTTCAAATCAGAGGAGTCACTGTAATGAATCTTGATCGCTTGCACGTTATCAAAAACGCAATTCGCAGCAAATACGCATGGCCGGGAGGTTATCCAATCTTTTTGCAGACGCATGACGGCGAAGCGCTTTCAATCGACGCTGCAAAAGAAAACTGGAAAAACATTTGTCGCGCAATCATGCAAAATGATTTGCGTAGCGAATGGTATGTAACTGACGCGCTAATCAATTATGAGGACGCAAACTTGTATTGCTGCCACACAAGCACTCGAATCGAGTCAGCATATGCAGAAGATGACGAAGCCAGTGTCGATTGAATTAGAGTTAAAGCGCTTGCAGCGTGAATTGAATGAAGCGCTATGGAACAACGACGCAAACGCAACAAACATTGAAGCCGCCATCGAGCGGCTTCTTTTCTTACAGTCAATGCACGAAACATGGGACATGCCATTTTAACATTGGAGAACAATCATGCAAACTAAAATCAACCGCGACCTGCGTGGCGCATGGCAAGCTAACTCCCGCATCATGCTGGATGACAAAACAGTATTGTGCATTTCAACGCACAAAACATTTAGCGGCGCGCTTGTTACAAGCGCCGCCGTTAATCATCTGACTGACGATGGCTTTGAGTCGCATACAATGTTTGGCGACTTTCACAAAATCATAATCGCTAACAAAGTGCGCGTGACTGAAAGCGCTGTCAAAGCGCAACACGATGCAGCGCTCTTGGTTCTTGATTCAATCAAGGATGAGATCGCAACATTCTATGCAAACAAAGAAGCCGCTTAATCACACACATCAACGCAACTTAACATCAATGGAGTCTATCATGTTTAACTACAGCTATGCAGACACACACTCCCGCGCTTTGACAGACGATGAAATTTATAAATATGCGCCGTCTGTGTTTGCTGTTACCGCGCACGAGTCGCGCTCTGAAAGGTTCAAACCTATCCCCACAATCAAAGTGGTTGACGCTTTGCGCCGCGAAGGTTTTGAGGTGGTAAGCGCGCAACAGTCAAATGCGCGTGAAGATAAAAGAAACTTCACGAAGCATATGTTGCGCTTGCGCCATGTAAATGATCTGGCGAACGTAACAAACAAAGATAAAATGTCAGACAGTCACGCAGAAGTGATTTTGAAAAACGCGCAGGACGGAACATCCGCCTATCAACTAATGGCAGGAATCTATCGCCTTGTATGCAGCAACGGCATGGTTGGTTTTTCAAACACGTTTAACGATGTGAAGGTGCGACACAGTGGAAGTGAAGAAACAATATCGCGCAATGTCGTTGAAGGAACATTCACTGTAATCGAACAGGCTGACTTGCTTTTAGAAAAGCGCGAGAAATGGTCTAACATTAAAATGTCGCCAGACGCGCAACTTGCTTATGCAGAAGCGGCGCACATGTTAAAGTTTGGAGACAAAGACGGCAATATTGATACGCCAATATCGCCGCGCCAGTTGCTCACTGTTCGCCGCTCTGGCGACTCGGGTGACAGTTTATGGCTTGTGCATAATCGTGTGCAGGAAGCATGTCTCAAGGGTGGTATGCGCGCTTACAACACACAGACGCAACGTAGGACAACAGTGCGCCCTGTTAAAAGCATTGATGTTGACATCAAGCTAAACAAGGCGCTCTGGCGTTTGTCATCCTACTTTGAAGAACGCGCTGCCTAAGCCGTTCTTGAAAACTTGCCATGAAGAGTCCGCGCCGCTTTACAATATGCGGCGTGGGCTTCTTTAGCAGTCTTGAAATAACCAAGATGATGCTTTTTATATTTCACTGTAATTTGCGCCACATACTTTCCTAGTCTTTTATAATATCTAACGCCTTTATATCCTGATTTGTTTTTGGCTCTCTTTTTGCTGTTATGTGCGTTTTGTGATCGCGTTGCTTCTCTTAAGTTTGATATTTTGTTTATGTGTCTCTTGTTGTTTATGTGGTCGATTTGCTTTGTGGGGAATTTTTTATAACAATAAAACCATGCAAGCACATGTGCATAATAAAGGACGCCATCAACTCTAATTCTTATGTATCCGTCTTCCTGTAAGCTTCCTGCTTTATCGCCTATGTTTACTCTGCCTCGTCTTGTATCAAGCCACTTAAAAACTCCAGTGCTTGAGTTATAATCCAATATTGAAACAAGACGCTTATGTGTTAGTTTCTCTTTAGCCATTTAACCTACTCCAATAGGTATTGGTTAGAAGCCTGTGGCGTATTGCAAGCGCGTCACAGGCTTTGTCGCTTATATCACAAAAACACACAAACTAAAACACAATATGCCCTGCATCATCACTGGTGCAGGGTTTTTATTCGAAAGGAAACAACATGAACACGTTCCAAAAACTCTGCGTCCAGTTTGTCGAGCGCGCTGATTACATGGGCTTGAAAGGCAAAGCGCGTGAAACAGAATGTCTTGCGTTCTTTGTTGGCGCATCGTCTGCGCTGCAAACAATAGATCATCCTGACAAGGGTCACGTTCTTGGCTGCACAGCAATGATTATTGCTTCGCGTGGATATGGCGAAGTGAAACGCATTGCAGACGAAGCAATGAGCGAACAAGCAAACGCTGCTTAAGGAGATTCAAAATGACCCGCATCACAGACGGTGATTATGTTTTAACAGACGGCGCTGCATGGTTTAGTTGCGATGGTTTCGCAATACGCATTTATACAACGCACAGAGGCGTTGTCGTAAACATCTATGAGGATGGCAAAGAGATGGAATCGCCTATCGCAACGACAAGCGCAGTATTGGAGGGCAAACAATGACACCGTACGAATACATGACAAAGCTTGATAAGGAATCACAACCTTATCTTGTGGGCTTTGTTTCGGAAATAAACAAATCAATGCGGGACAATCGCAAAACATATTCGGTATTAGATACAAGCCCTGACTGGCTGCACGTTGTTGATGATGATGGAGAAGAATTGTTCGTTAACATGAACAACCTTTTATCCATACAAGTTATAGTTTGCTAAACTCTCACAGGGAAACGAAACAATGGCACACTTTGAATATGAACTGGATGAATTCCAACCGTGGCCCGGTATGTCGGTTTATGTGTATGGAGTCGCCGTCATAACTTATCAATGGGAAGGGCGCGACCGTGACACAGGTGAATGTGCAGGGCCGTATGACATAGAGGTGGAAGCGATAGAGATTTACGGCGACTCTGTGAAAGATAAAAACCATGCGCTTAATCGCACACATCCTTTGTATGAAGCGATAGAACATCAACTAGGTCAGTCGCGTCATGTAGTAAGCGCTTGCATTGAAGATTGGGAATCGTAACAGGGGAAACAAACATGCCACGCTTTATAAAAGCAATCGACGTTTGGCAGTATGGTGAAGCAATACGCGCCGGACAAATCAAACTGCAATGCGGTCAGTGGGTGCGCCTTGGCCCTAATGGTCGCTTGTCGCGTTATCATCATAACAACACAAGCAACATCACCGCGTTTCATTATCCAGACGCGACACGCAAGTTTCGTGAATATGTGAAATCAATGAAGGAGAACGCAAAATGACCGACAAAAAATATACAGGCTTTGTCCATGCTGGCGGCACTTGCTCATGGCACAGTGGCGCAACGCAATTAGAAGCCGCGACGAAAGCTGTCGCTCAATTCAAACGCGACTTCAAACACATTTTCAAAATCAAGAAAGGAACAGAATATAAAGTGTCTGTGTTCGATACGACTGACATCCAAGACTGGGTGCTGGACGATCATGGTTTTCTGTATGACATGCAGAACAAACACGAAGGCAAAGTTATAAAAGATTTTGAGATAGTCAAAATATACTCATGACAGGAGAAAACAAATGATCGTCTATGTCGCAACGCATTGGATTAAAACACACCCGGAAACATACGATCTAACTGTCCGTGTTTATAGATCAAGCGCACAAGCAAACGCATGGCGCATACAAATCGCAAATGAGTGGTGGTTCCAATTGTTTGGTCACACCGACAAGCAAAAGCCAGACGATCCCGAAAGGATTGCCCAACAATATTGGGATGAGGTCAGTGGCGTCATGTGGTTTACCATCGCAGAACATAAAGTAATCGAAGAATCCAGACGCGACACGCAAGTTTCGTGAATATGTGAAATCAATGAAGGGGAACACAAAATGAAAATCTTTGTTGCAACATACAATCACAAATACGGCACAGACGTTCGCGCCTTTCGCACAAGTGAAGGCGCAGACAAATGGCGCATTGAAATAGCGGACGAATATTGGGATGAAACAAAGTTGGCAGAATCCAACAAAGAAAAGCCAGAAGAAAAGGAACGCATGGCGCAAATATATTGGGACTACGTTCGTGACGCTCAATGGGAGTTTAGCGAATATTTTGAAATAAACATCTGTGACATCGAAGAATAAGGAACAACATCACATGCTCACTATGTTCACGCTATACGCTCTCTATGTCATCTCTCACTTTCGCACCTACTAACACAATGGAGAACTAATCATGCTTATCGCTCTTTCGCTCGTGGTGTTCGCGTTGCTTTTCGTGCCGTCAACTATCGCGCTCGTCGCTGCAGAATATTTTGGTCGTGATTACGACCATTACAAAAGAGACAACCTTTATATGGGAGTGCTGCAAGGTTGCTACTTGATGATACTGTTGGCGATCCTGACTTATTTTCTAGGAGTCATGGTTCCGCTATTCGCGGCGTATGTTCTTGCATCTTTCAGAGGCTACTAACAAAACGGGGAAACAACATGACTATATGGAAATCCATAGAGCAATTAACATGGACAAACAAAGACATTTGGGAGTCAGAACAACAGGGTTGGTTGCTTACTTATTGTGTCTCATCTGATTACGAGGGTTTTCAGATAGAGTGCTTTGACGAAGCCGGTATCTTTAACGGCGACTTTGAAGCAACATGCTTTGTTTGTGACAGGGCAATCATAAAAGATGATCCTCTCGCAAAGAAGGCTCTCGCGTTTATCAAAGACAACAATGGCCGCATTTACAAATAGGGGAAACAACATGCCTAAGTATAACGTCTCCTTACATACGCAACAGTCTTACGATTACACTGTCGAAGCCGACAGCCGCGAAGAAGCAATAGAGAGAGCAAAAGACATACACGCTTGCCAAGCAGCAGCAGAGATGATGGAGCATCTATACGATTTTGACTGGCTTGAATGTGAAGCATACAAAGACAAGCCGGATGATGTGCCAGAATATAAATCCAATCCATTGTTTGGGAGGAAGTGAAAATGGATAAGGAACATATGAGCAAGTTTGAGCAAATCAAACAAATGGAACGCGACATCATCAGAACGATCATCGAGGACGCTTTCGAAAGCGGTTGTTCGATCGTCATTGATAATGGCGAGGACAAATCAGAACGCTTTACTATGAACTTGCTTCATAACACGAAGGCAGAATGTGTTGACGAAGTAATGAACGAGATAAACCAAACAGACGAAGAATATCTGATCTTTTATTATGGTGGGTCAAAGATAGGTTGGGTTCAACTTGTTTATGGCAATACAGGGTTTGATGTTGTTTGCGATCATACGCAATCAACTGAAATGGAACGCTTGCTATCACGCGCGATGGCGCTTGCTTATAAGTTTGCAGAGGAGTTTTATAAATGAAAATCGTCACAGACTATTGGCAAAAGCCAATGCCTATTCGTGACCATGACTGGTCTGCGATAGACGATGAAACATACTCAGGTGAGGAAACGGATTGCATTGGATACGGGAAAAGCGAGATAGAAGCGATACGCGACTTACTAGATCAAATAGAAGCACGACAATGAATCAATAGCCCCACAATGCGCTTGCTTATTGCTTGCGTGTTGTGGGGCTTTTTTGCGTTTAATGGCCTGTTATGTGCGTTTCACTTGCCGCGCTATTTCAACATGCGACTAGCGCGCTAATAGCGCGTCACTGGCAGCATGTTTTATCGTCCATTGCTACCCTATGCGCCGATCCCTTGCCGCGCCCTCCTGCCCCGTTCTAAGCGCCAGAGGCGCATAATTCCCCATATCCCCGGCCATATCAGCCCCGGCCAAGCGCCAGCCGCCAGCGTTAGCGGGCGTTAGAGGTAGGGCAAAGACCCCAAAGCCCCAAAGACGCGCCCATGGGCGTTTTTGTCGATCCTAGAGCCTATGCCGTTTACATTCAATTGAGGCTTTAGGCCGGCTGGGGGCCTGTTTTGTAGCAAAAATGCACCCAGCCTGTTGCGCGTTTTGCTACGAGTCGCGCTGCATGTTTTTGCACGTTTGCGCGCTGCATGTTGTCGCGTTAGCGCGATTTAATCAGCCAGAGGGTTGTCAATGTTCAACTCTGGAAACGACTCTTTGAACTTAAACAATTCTTCGCGGTATGCCTGCCTCACATCATATTCAACTCTTGCACATTCTTGCGCTTTCTTGCGTAAATCCTTCACCGCCATTTGCGCTAACTGTTGCGCCTTACATGCAGCAGTGGACGCTTCACTTGCTTCAATATAACGCTTCGCCGCTTCCTCTAACTTGTCACGCATTTGCCCTTCATACTCAGCAATAGCCTGATCAACTAACTCTTGCGTCGGCTTCCAACATATAATGCGATTACCAACGCGCGCCGGTATGTCATCCTTGCCATACCAATTACCAAACTCATCCTTAATCATCCCTATGTCTTGCGGCGTTATCATGCTCTGCCCTTTCATGTTAGTGAACCAAGCACACATAGATAATACGCCAGCACCATACAATACGTTTTTAAAATAAATTTTATTGCATGTTTTTAGTTGAAAATAGTTTGTGCGATTTTGAGGCCAAATCTTACATTCTTGCAGTCTTGTCGTTGAACCTTGGTTCATGGTTCATGCTTAGTTGAATAATAGTTTGTGCGATTTTGTGGGTGATTATTGATTGTTGTAGTTTGGCGCTTGGCCCTTGGTTCATGGGTCAAAACGAAGAAAAACGCGCTTTATGTTTCAAGAACAAGCGCAAGCATTATGAACTTAACGCGGTGCGTGAACTGCAAGAATCAATATTTTTTAACGATTTCACATATCTCTGGAGAATGAAAAAATAAGTAAGTAAAATGATAAAAGGAAAATAAGGAAGTATAATAATGAAAAAGGGAGGTTATGGGATTCTTGCTAAAAATCTTGATTCTTGCACAAGCAACGCTTTTTCGTGCGTTCTGCAACAATCGCACTAATTCAATTATTTTTACTGCTATCTTACCTCTGTAGATTTTTGTTGTAAGTAAGTAATAAAATAAAAGAAGGGAGAAGAAGTATAAAATATTGAAAATAAGAGTAATAAGCGCGCAGTAATAAATCGTGAATTAGTGCAATTCTTGCACAAGCGCTAAAATCACCGCTAACGCTAACCTTGTTTGCTTGTTTGTGTTATATGCTGGCGCATGTGTTGGAGTGTTTGCTTATGACCAGTGTTTGCGAGAATGATTTGAGAGCGTGGCTCAAATGCGTTTGGAAGCGCGGTGAGAGCGATTTAGGTATTCAATGGGTGGAACCTGCCAAAGGATCGTCTGTCGGCTTCCCTGACGCTCTATTGCCAATCTGGCCGACGCTTGTGCCTGTAGAGCTTAAGGTTGCAAA